AGAAGTTGCAGTTGCATACATTGAAAAAGGCACAATTGAATTTACTATTCCGTTTAACGCACCTGACAGATTATTTTATATTAGTAAAAATGCTGTAGATACAAGTGGACAATTTAGAATTTATGACATTGAAGAAAATGCATTTCTTAATGTAGAAGAAGAAATTTTAGGCAAGAAAACGTATCTAAGTGCAAACGGTGTTGAACTTTCTAACGGAATGAAAATTAGATTCCAGGGAGATGTGTTACCTGTTGAATACGAAACTAACGACTGGTATGTTGAAGGAGTTGGTACCAAAATAACTTTAATTAAAGATCAAGATTTAATTATTCCAGCAGCATATAGTAGTAATAAACAAATAGCGTTTGACAGCGATAATTTTGATACCTTGCCATTTAGTGATGCAAGTGCATATGCAAGTGAAAAAGATTATATTGTTGTCAACAGAGCATCGCTTGATAGAAATGCCTGGAGTCGTTATAACAGATGGCATCATAAAGATGTAATTATAAAAAGTTTTGAATTAAATCAATTACCTATAAACGTTGACGAATTAACTCGTGCAAAACGGCCAATTATCGAATTTGAAGCAGGGTTAAAATTAAATAATTTTGGAGCAGTAGCTAAAAAAGATGTTGATTTAATTGATACATTTACAACTGATGTTTTCAGTGTCATTGAAGGACAGTCTGGATATAACATTGACGGTATCGATTTAGCTGACAATATGCGTATCTTATTTACAGCAGATACAGATCTATTAGTAAGTGGTAAAATTTATCAAGTAAAATTTGTTAAAATTGGAAACAATCGTCAGATTAGTTTAATAGAAACTGCTGATACTACTCCGGTTGATCTTGAAACTGTATTAGTTACACAGGGTGTAAAAAATGCAGGTAAAAGTTATCATTATCATAACAATCAATGGATTTTAGCACAAGAAAAAACAACACGCAATCAACCACCTATGTTTGCTGTTTGCGATGTTAATGGAAATAGCTTTAGTGATGAAAAATATTACGGTTCGACTACATTTAAAGGAACTAAGTTATTTTCTTATGCCGAAGGAGAAGGTACAGTAGATACTGAATTAGGGTTTGCACTAAGTTATAAATCTATTAATAATTCTGGAGATATTGTATTTGATTTTAATCTATTAAGCGATATATTTACATATCAAACAGACACTGAATTGTTTACACAGCAGATTAATAATGGGTATTTAAAAAAGTATACTTCTCTTACAAACTTTTCATATGTAAATGGATTTAGTAGTACTCCTACAATTAGTAAACAGTATGTTATAAAAGAGTATGCTGCAACAGATATTCAAAACAATAATTTTAAAATTGACGTATATAACAACTCAAGTAGTATTAATGATCTAAAAGTAGTTGTTTTTGTTAATAATAAATTGCAATTATATACTACAGATTATACAATTGATAAAACTGAAGCAGATGCAATTATTAAATTTAATAAAGATTTAGATGTAGATGATATTATTAAAATTAAGACTGATAGTAAGACTATAAAAAATTCTAACGGATACTATGAATTTCCATATAATTTAGAACGTAATCCGTTAAATGACGATATTAATCAATTCACCCTTGGCGAAGTAATAGAACACGTTGATAGTATGTTAGAAGATATTCCGGGATATACAGGAAATTATCTCGGAGCAAGTAATTTACGAGATTTAGGTGATTTAGATAAGTATGGAAAAAGATTTGTAAAACATAGTGGACCAATTAATTTACCGTTATATCACGTAACTAATAAAAGTTATAATATTATAAAAGCACTAAAATATTCTAAACAAGAATATTCTAGATTTAAAAAAACATTTTTAGATACTGCTTCTAATTTAGGATACGACGGTGTTACTAAAACTCACGTAGATCTTATACTTCGAGAAATTAACAAAGATAAATTAAAGTCACAACCATTTTACTTTTCTGATATGACTGCATCTAGAGCATCTAATAAAATTGAATATACTGTTTTAGATGCAAGAACAAACGATTATCCTATTACTAATAGTTTTAATTTAAAAGAGTTAAGTTCGACTAGTGTGTTAGTATATTTAAATGGTACACAATTAACACATATTAAAGATTATAATTTTAATATTCCAGGATATGTTTCAATTAGTGCTGGACAAGTACAAAATGATATAATTGAAATACACGAGTATGCAACTACTGACGGTAGTTTTATACCACCAACACCAACAAAGCTAGGCTTATATCCTAAGTATTATCCTGAATTAACAATTGACGATACTGTACAAGGTATCGAACCAAACACCACTGGTCCGTTTAAGATATACGGCGAAGATAGTGCAACTGGTACTAGAGGTTGGTTTTATCCTGTGTACACTACTAAGAGTGCAGCAGGCCCTGGCGCAACATCAAAGTCATACACATTTACAGGAATGAATAAACTATTCTATATGCCAACTACAGGGGCAACTCTTGCAGGCAACGACGACATTGAAATAGACGAATATCCGATTGGTGTTGCGTTCATTAGAGGTCATGATGGCAGTTATGTTAAAGCATACAAAGATTTTAGAGACGAATTATTATTAGAACTAGAAAAAAGAATTTTTAATAATATTAAAGCTGAATATTCTACAGATAGAATGGATGTTAATAGTTTTATTGGCGGCGAATTTAGAATTAATGAATTTACAAAAACTGAAATTGATGATACACTGCTTGGTAATTTTACGCAGTGGATACAGCAAAACTTAAATAATCAATCATACACTAATAATACATTTTATGATAGAAACAACAATTGGTCATTTAATTATTCGGATACAACTTCACCAAACGATAATGAAAATCCTGGATTTTGGAGAAGTATATATGTAAAAGCGTTTGATACTGATCGTCCGCATAGCCATCCTTGGGAAATGTTAGGTTTAACAACTAAGCCTAAATGGTGGAATACTGTTTATGGTCCTGCTCCGTACACTGGCGACAATTTAGTTCTTTGGAAAGATTTAGAAGAAGGCCGCATCGCCGATCCACTTAATACTAGAATTGACTTAAACTATGTTCGTCCTGGCTTAACTAACTTTATTCCAGTTGATAGCACTGGTAAACTGTTATCTCCGTTAGATAGTAGATATGTTAAAAACTTTCAGTTATCAAGTTCAACTAAAAATTTCAAATTTGGCGATTATTCTCCAGTAGAAACTGCCTGGCGCAGAAGTTCAGAATATCCATTTGCTGTATTAACTGCAATGACGTTAAATCAACCTGCAAAAACAATGGGACTAGGGTTTGATGTTTCAAGAACATCTAAAAACTTAGCAAATCAGTGGGTTGATACAGAAACTAATAAGCCAATTGTTATTAAAGATTTAAAATTGCCTAACACTTTTGAATCATCTGTACGTACTAATACATCAGGGTTAGTAAACTACATCTATAATCTCGTTGCAAGCGATATATTAACTGTGTATGATGGTTATAAAACAGAACTACAATCAATTACTAATCAAATAGGTCTTAAAATTGCAGGATTTACTAGCAAAGAAAAGTTTAACTTAATACTTGATAGTCGTTCACCTACACAAGAACTTACCCAAGACGGAATTTTTGTACCACAAGAAAACTATCAAGTATTTTTAAATACTAGTAGTCCCAATGAATTAGCAATTTATAGTGGCATTATTATAGAACGTACTGAATTAGGATATGTAATTCGTGGCTACAATTTAGAAAAGCCATATTTTGAATATTATGAACCGTATACAGGATCAACTGGACCTACTGTAACTGTAGGCGGAATCTCTGAAAAAGTAGTTGAGTGGGATAGCGACACATCTTATATAAGTGGCGAAGTATTATTACATAATAATGCATATTATAGAGTTATTAACTCTTTTACTAGTAGTAGAACATTTGACACTGATAATATAGTTAAACTTCCTGCATTGCCATTAACTGGAGGAAAAACTGCAAAGTTTAAAAGAGATTTTGATACTACACAACTTAAAGAGTTGCAGTACGGTTCTCGTATTAACACAGCACAAGAAGTTGTTGATTTTATTTTAGGTTACGGTGTAAGACAAAAAGAAATTGGGTTTAGTTTTGAAGCAGTATCTAAAGACACTAATACTGTTGAAAATTGGAGTCAAAGCGCAAAAGAATTTTTGTTTTGGACAACACAAGGATGGTCTGAAAGTGCACTAATTACGATAAGCCCGGGCGCAAATCTATTAGAGTTTGCTAGAGATTACTATGTCGTTGATAATATTAAAGATGATTTTTACGGCTATAACATTTTTAAAGCAGACGGTTTGTTTTTAGATGCAGAATTTAATAGTTTGTTAAGAGAGCAAAATAGTTTTGGCATTGAAGTTGTTGGAACAGACGAAGGCCTTTATCATGCATCACTGCCGTTAGTACAAAAAGAACATGTTATATTATTAGATAATATAACAGACTTTAATGATAATATTTACAATCCTACAACAGGATATAGACAAGATAGAATACGTGTTAACGGATATAGATCAGATAACTGGAACGGTGGATTAAACATTCCCGGATTTGTATACGATGATGCAAGATTTACTGATTGGTCACAGTGGAAAGATTATGTAATTGGCGATATTGTAAAATATAAACAATACTATTATGTAGCAACTGCTAATGTTACAGGTTCGCAAAATTTTAATTCTAATAATTGGTACCAATTAAACGAAAAACCAACATCTCAATTAATGACTAACTTTGATTACAGAGTTACGCAGTTTACTGATTTTTATGATTTAGATAGTGACAGCTTTGATGTTGAACAGCAGAAGATGGCGCAACACTTAATAGGTTATCAAAAACGTCAGTACCTTGCTAACATTATTAATGACGATGTAAGTCAGTTTAAATTCTATCGTGGTGCTATTGCAGACAAAGGCACAATGAATGTGTTTACTAAACTATTTGATGCGCTTGGCAATACTGCTGACAACTTAGATTTTTATGAAGAATGGGCAATACAAGTTGGGCGCTATGGTGCAGTAGATGATATTCAGCAAGTTGAGTATAACTTACAACAAGAAAAGATGCAAGAGTCGCCCCAAGCAGTTGAGCTTGTAAACACATTGCCTGCAACTAACTTTGATAAGATTTACAGAATTTTACCAAATGAAGTTTTTGACAAACCTGCAGATTATACACATGCACCGCTTCCAACTAAAACATTAACTAATGAATATATTAGAACTTCTGGTTATACAAATGAGGACGACGTTGATTATGTTGTTAATAATCTTCTTGATCTTTCAGCAGTTGACACTAATCAAATTGGATTAGGCGACACAATTTGGATAACTGATACTGACAATAAATCTTGGACAGTTATGCAACTAATCAGAGCTAATGTAAATGTGCTAAGTATAAATTCTGATATAACTGAAATAGCAGTAAACGGATTACAGTTAGTAGAAATAACATTAGATAAATGGGCCACCGGTGTATTCACTGTTGGAGAATATATTGGCATTCGCAGCGCAACACAGTATTCAATAAATGGATTGTATGAAGTTGATAGTATTAATCTAAATACTGCTCGTATAAGAGTTCCGTTAGATAACGAAATAACAGACTTTGAAGACGAACTGTTTGCAGTTTCTAAATTAAGAAATATACGAGTCAGTAGCGTGTTAGAAATTAATTCTGCAATAAGTCAAGATCTTTATAGTAAACAAAAGTTATGGATTGACACTTATAACAGTGATTGGGCCGTATTAGAAAATACTTCAGTTTATGAAAATTCTCAAAATATTGTTAACCCGTCTTTATATGACAGTACTGATCAGGGGTTTAGTGATAGTGTTGCTGCAACAAAAAATAATAACAATGTCTTTGTATCATCGCCAAATGACTTAAACGGTAAAGTTTCGGTATATCGCAGAACTAGAGAACAAAACAATTTAATACTAGATCAAGAAATTACCCTCGATGATGCAGTGCGCTGGAAAGAAAACACTCTTTATCTAATAGATACAAAAATAATATATACTACGAATAATATTCCAAAATATTATATATCGACAGAACAACATACTAGCTCTGAGTCTTTTGAAGATGACTTAGCATCTTCAAAATGGACACTAACAGATAGTCCTGCAGAATATTTTGATATTACTGATTCAGACTTTGGTAGAAGTATTGCAGTGTCGCCAGATGGTGAATATCTTGTAGTAGGTATTCCGCAAGCAAGCAATGTTAAGACTCGACTAGCATATAAAACAGATGCTAGCACAGGATTAAGCACGTTTGATTTCCAACCTGATGCAACATATATTAAAAATGATATTGTACGTTATAGAGAAAGTTTGTGGAAAGTAAACAGAGAAATTCTGCCAGAAATTGCAAATCAACCATTTAGTACATTTGATACATATATAAATATTGCATCCTCTGCTGATGCTGATAGTACAACTTTAAATTTATTAGTTGCAGGCGATCCTGGTTTAAACAACAGTAACATTACTCATTTATTAGTACGTGCGCCGAGAGATATGTATATTGGTACAACAGCAGGTGATACACTTAATTTGTTCTGGAACAGACGTAGTTATGCATATCCTACATTAGATGTATTCTTGCCGTTTGATAATAAAATTACTCAAATAACTCCAGAATGGTTAAGCCAAGGTCACACAATTGTCGAAAAAATTGATCACATATTCTTTGTTGATACATTTGTGTCGCTGCCCGAAGTAGGAGACATTGTTACAACTGATACGGGCGCAGCTGAAGTATTTTATGTAGGAACACGTAAAGACAGTGCAGTTATTTACGTCAAGGATACTAACGGTGTCTTTAATATTAATGGCGAATTGTTTATTAACGAATTGAGTTTTGTAGGATTTTATACTGAAGAATCAACATACAGTACAACTGATGCAGTTGACGGCTTTTGGTATATTAACACAGGCGAAAAAGACGAAACAGGCACATTAATTAGCGGATTTGAATATTCAAACAACGGCACATATTATGATCCAGGTCGAGGATTAGTTTATGCTGATATTAGAACTAATACAGATATTGACCTTTTGACCCCCGGAATACAATTAAGAGACCTAAATAAGTATTATAATATCCAAGATACTGTAGGAGCAATTGGGTCATATGTCACTAATAAGAATCAAGCAAGTTTTATTAGTAATCTATCATATCGCGGAGACCCATCTGGTGCTGATGGTATCGGCGGCACCGAAGAAGAGCAGCTAACTAACAAATGGATAGCGCGAGTAGGCAGGACATTTAGTGACAACTTAACAGTTCCCGCCCTTACAGAATTTAGATTATATAATCTTGATAACAGAGTAGTTGATGTTGCAGGGGCAGGCTTTACATATGATATTTTAAATAAACAACAAACTATTGTAGATTTATGGGATGGATACATTGATTTCGAATTAACAGAATTTGATTTTGAAGGGTTTGCATATGAACCACAAGTAGGCGATATTGTTGAAGATGTTCAAATACCAAGAGACGGGCAAGGCGGCCTTGCACTTACTAGTATTACAACTAGTAGTGCTGAAGTAATGTTTATGCAACGTAAATTTAACAATATTAGAGTTTATCTAAAAATAATAAGCGGAGAATGGCTAGAACAATCAAATATTGGACGATTCCAAATTCGCAGAAAGTCTGGTAATAATAATACAGTTAATCCTAATATTAGAGGCGGAGTTACTGATGTTGATCGTACAATTGGAATTGTAACAGATATTAATAATAGTATAGTATTAGGCAATTCGTTAGTTGGTAAGTTAATTGTATTTACTAATGATATAGTGTTTGAAACAGGTCCTACTGCTGGTACAACTAATTTTCCAGTAGTTAACAATCCTGCCATTACTGACGAAGAATACTGGTTCTTTGATGAAACTCAAGAAGACGGTGTACAACGTTTTTCAAATCCACCTTATAGTTTAAACAAAGATTACACACAAATTTATAATATTCCTGCTGACAAGTTTGGAACAGAAATATCACTTAATAATGAAGGTGCTGTAGCAATCTATAGAAGATTGCGTGATGGAACTTATAGATATCAACATACATTTATATCAGAATATCGCACAGCTAATAGATATTTCGGATCCAAAGTTGCAATTGTACAAACTGGAAACTATTACACACTGTTAGTAGGCACAGACAGTGTTGTTCTACCAGGCGACGATTCTACAGAACGCAGAGTGCATCCTGGATCAATTGAAATTTTCCGTCATGGTACTAAATCAACAGACAGTTTTAAAGGTGAATATCAATTAGCTGCTTACCAAATAGGTGATATTGTTATCTATAAAGATGATTATTACATTTGTCGTAAAGCAACAACAGCGACACAAAATGTTATTCTTGATCCAATTTATTGGAACAAAATTAGCTGGCAGCATGGCAAAGACTCAAATTATCGTGGCGATTTTGATAATAGTTATACTTACAAATCTGGCAGTATTGTTGTACAAGATAACAAACTATGGAAAGCTACTACTAATATAGCAGTCGGAGCAACAATTCCTAGTGTGTCAAATAATTCTTGGACACGCATTAGTACAGATGTTGACTACCTAGGATACTTGCCAAACTTAACTGCAAATGCTTTCTTTAACGAAGATGTTTTTGATCCAGCTGAAAACATATTAGAATTTAGTAAAAGTTTTGATATTAGTACTGATGCACAGGTATTAATTGTAACAAGTAAACAACATGAAGCAGATTTAGATAGTACAGTAAATACAAAAATTGCAATTTATCGAGAAATTGGTAACAAGTTTCAATTAGATCAAGTAATTACCGCACCAGATAATGTCACAGCGTGGGCAGATAAAGTTTCATTAAGTCCTGACGGCACACAAATTGCAGTTAGTTCAATGTTAGTAGACACTAACAAAATTAATCAAGGTGTTGTGTACATTTATACTCAACAAGCAGATGGAAAATTTGGATTGTTGGATACTGACGGTATAACTAGAATTGCTAATCAAACACTAACACCGCCACAAAATGAGGAAAGTGAAGGTTTTGGGTTTGGTTTAGATTTTGGCACAGATAACTTAGCAGTATCAAGCTTAAACGGTGATCAGACAATACCGACTATTTTTGATGTTCATAGTACATTATTAGAGTTGCAGCCTCAAGTAGGAATCGACGACGACGATAATCCTGTATTATCGTCGTATGTGTTAGATAATGCTTCTAACGTATCAACAGTTAACACTACTTTTGATAATGGATTTACAAATTTTGCAAACATAAAACTTGACAAAGGCGTTGTATACGTTTACGAAACAATTAACAACTCGTTAATATATTCAGAACAGTTTAGATATCCTTTAACTCAAACTACATTTGGCGAAAACATTTATACTAATGGTAACCACGTTTATATTGGTATGCCAGATCAAGTTAATAATAGTACAAAGGGACAATTACTAGACTTTAGAAAAAATAAAAATACATTTGCATGGAAGGTTATTAGCGAAGGTATTACTCCAGTTGATGTTGATAATATTCGAGGCGCTTTCTTATACAACAAGCGTGAAAATAGAATTGTGAGTTATATTGATTATATTGATCCTGTACAAGGAAAAATAGCAGGTCCTGCTGATCAAGAGATTACATTCAAAACGCCATTCGATCCGGCAGTGTATAATACAGGCAATACAGCGGATAGCTTAGTAGATCCTAATAGAGCATGGACAGATAAGCATACAGGACAAGTGTGGTGGAATATTAATAGTGCAAAATTTGAATATGCATATCAAAGTTCGACAACTTTCCAAAAAAATGCGTGGAACAAATTAACACCTGGAGCAAGAATTGATGTATTTGAGTGGGTTGAGAGTAACTTTATCCCTAGTATATGGGATAGCATTGCAGATACGCCGGATGGTATAGCAGCTAAGATCAGTGGCACAAGTTTGTATGGCGATACAAAATATTCAACTAAAATTACATACGATGAAGTAAGCAAAACATTTGGTAATAAGTATTACTTCTGGGTAGTTAATAAAGTTACAGTTCCTGTAATGGAAAATAGAAGACTAAGTATACGTGATATTGCAGCACTAATTGAAAATCCTAGAACACAAGGATATCCGTTCTTAAGTTTGCTATCTAGCAATAAATTTGTGCTTAACAATTTTGATACCTTTATTGATAATAATGATTTAGTGCTAAACATTAAATATTCAACAGGTCCAAAGAAAACACAAAACTTACATAGTCAGTATAAATTAATATCAGATGGACTAAACACAAGTAGACCTGATCCTGATATTGAGCGTAAATGGTTTGATAGTTTAATTGGCTTTGATGATAATAATAGAATTGTTCCAGATCCGACAATTACTGTTAAAAATCGTTATGGCGTACAAAATCGCCCAAGACAAAGTATGTTTGTTAATAGATTTGAAGCACTGAAACAAACTATTGAGAGAATAAATCTAAAACTTTCTGAAAATCTTATAGTAGACGAATATGATATTTCAAAATTAAGTATTAAAGACGAAGTTCCTACACTAATATCTCAAGAATATGATACTGCAATTGACACATTATCAGAACTTACGTTTGTTAGTACAAATAAAGTTTCGCCAGCAATATTAACTCCTATCATTACTAATGGCAGAATTTCTAGAGTTAATATCACAGATGCAGGCCGAGGCTACAAAGTTGCTCCTAGTTTTAAAATTAACGGTGAAGGAAAAGGTGCAGAATTTAATGTAAATATTAACAATTTAGGTCAAATTATAAGTGTAGATATTACTAACGCGGGCAGTGGGTATAACAGTGCAACTTCAATAACTGTTAGACCGTTTACTGTATTAGTTAATTCAGATAGCAATATACAAAACAAATGGGCATTGTATTCTTGGGATGGAACAGAATCATCTTGGTATAGAAGAAAGCTACAGAGCTATAATGTAGATTTATATTGGGACTATGTAGATTGGTATGCAGACGGGTTTAATCAGTTCACTAATATTACTGATACAATTCAGGGATCTTATTTACTACCGAGTTTAGATGACAATATAGGAGACATTGTTAAAATTGAAAATGTAGGTACTGGCGGCTGGCTACTTCTACAAAAAATAGACAATCAAGACAGCGAAGACTATACAATTAATTATAATACAATTGGTCGAGAAAACGGCACTATACAATTTAAAGATTTATTATATGATTATTCAAAGAATACTGTAGGATTTGATAACCGTAGTTTTGATAGCAATTTTTACGACAATAATCCAAGTGTTGAATTGAGAATTATACTTGAAACTATTAGAGATAATATTTTTGTCGGTGAACTAGCAACTGAATACAATCAATTGTTTATGGCTGCATTACGTTATGTAATGTCAGAGCAACAGTCAGTTGATTGGATGTTTAAAACTAGTTTTGTAAAAGCAAAACATAATAGAGAATCACTAAGTCAACAAGATATAACATTTAATAATGATAATCTAACAAGCTATAAAAAGTTTGTTGAAGAATTTAAACCATATTCAACAAAGATAAGAGAATTTGTAAGCCAGTATACAGCTATAGACTCGACTAATACTTCTATTAGTGACTTTGATTTGCCGCCTACCTACAACAATGTTAACAAGACGTTTGAAGCAAGTAACGCTAAAATAGTAGATGGAGAAATTGTTGATGAAACCTTTGACACATCTGTGTATCCACGTAAAAATTGGAAAGATAATATTGGATATAAAATAAATGAAGTTAAAATTAGAAACAGCGGCTCAGGATTTACGTTTGAACCAATTGTTACTCTAATAGGCGGCGGCGGCACAGGTGCAACTGCTAAGGCATATTTAGGATATGGAAAAATTACTAGTATTAAAGTTACTAATCCTGGTAGCGGATACACTAGTGCTCCGACTGTTGTAATCTCAGGTTCGCAATTAGAAACTGGAACTCCTGCAAAAGCGACAGCAATATTAGGAAACGGCGTTGTAAGAAGCCCAAGGGTTAAAATCAAGTTTGACAGAACTAGCGGAACATTTACGTTTGATACATTAGCCAAAACAGAAACATTTACAGGCACAGGATTTGAAAATCGATTCTTCCTAGAATGGCCAATGGATCTAGCCCTTAAGAAAGTTAGTGTATATGTAGACAATATTCTACAGTTGCGTAGCAAATATACATATGAAAATATTGAAAACTTAGACAAGAGTTATGCAAGAGAACAAGGCAAAATATTATTTGCAACTCCGCCAAAGTTAAATGCAATAATACGTGTTGAATATAATATTCCTCTAAGTATGTTAAATGCTGAAGACAGAATTAAATTTGCATACAATCCAATTGCAGGAATGTACGGTAAAGACTTAGCACAGTTAATGACTGGTGTAGATTACGGCGGCGTCGAAGTACGTAGTTTTGACTTTGATGGCCCTGCTGGATTTGATACAGCTGGATGGTATACTGATCAGTGGGATGAGTTTGATAACACATTTGAAGATGAAATATTTACAGCAGATGGCTCAACAATTGCAGTACCGTTAAGTGCAGTGCTTGAGGATGGTGTTGTTTATAACCTTTATAAGAACGGTGTAAGAATTGACGATCCTAACTTTGATGCAGGGACACCAACTAATGTAAACGCTATTACAAATAGTATTACAGGGGACGGCGTAACTGATACAATTTTTGTACAAGACTTAGGTATTGAACTTAATGACGGTGATGTATTTGTTGTAAGAAAAACTACAAGTGACGGCAGTGTTATTCCTGATCTAGAGAGTTATGATACAGCACTAAGCGGCGGCGATTTAGCTTACACATCAGCACGTGGCATTGCAGCAGAAGAAATTATTGTAGACGGTGACGGATTTGTTACTCCGACTACAAGTGCAGGACCTGAAGAAGTTGTTCCTGGACAAGTATTAGATACTCTTGACATTAAAGTTTACACTAGAGACAGTGCAGGACAAGGCGTTATTAACAGTCAAAGCTATATTATGGATAGCGCACTAACTTACGATTTGGGTGTTACTCCAAGCAGCAAAGATGCAGTTATTGTAAAAGTTGCTAACGTTATATTACCGCAGACTGAGTATACTATTAACTGGGCAGCTAACACTGTAACATTAAATTCTGCAACACTAGGAGCAGAACTCAATATTGTAACAGTTGCACAAGGAACACAAAATATATTAGACTTTGGACAGCTTGTTGGCGATGGTTCAACTACTGAATTCGAAACAATTGTTGATTGGGAAACAAATGCAAGTGTATATGCAAGTATTAATGGTGTGCAACAAACAGTTGTCGCATTTAAATCAGAAACTGGACCTAAGACTGTTATTAGATTTGAAGAAGTAGTCGTTGAAGACGCAATAATTAATTATACTGTATTCTCAGCAAATGAGCAAGTTAATTATAGTCAAATTACTAAAGATACATTTACTGGCAACGGCACTAATGCAGTGTTTACATTAGCAAATGCGCCACTGTATGCTATTCCGTCAGAGCACAATGTAATTGTTAAAGTTGATAACAAAATATTAAATGCAGGATACAATGTCCAGTATACAATTCCTGAAAACAGTCAAAGAGAATATCCATTAGAGATATTCCAAATGCCAGCAGGTAGTTTAGATGTTGCAGATCTTAAAGTATTCCTAAATGGGACTGCAATTAATACTCCGCTACAATGGCGTTTTGAAATTGCAAATAGTAGTATTACCTTAGCAGATGAAGTAGGAGCTCCGGGTGACTTACTTGAAATATATGTAATTACAGATGGCGACTACCGAATTAATGGAACCACAGTTACTTTAGACACTGCGCCTGTTAACGGAGCAGTTGTTGAAGTAATACAATTTACCAATCACAACTTATTAGGCCTAGAACGCATTAATTATGACGTTGTTTCAAGAACTACGCTAATACCTGAAGATGTTGATTATATTACATATAACAGGTTAACAGTTGGAGAAATTAAACTGCGTAAATCTGCTGTTGATGCACAATACGTATGGGTAAGTGTTAACAACGAATTGTTATCACCAAGTGTAGATTATTATGTAACTGATGATAAGTTAAAAGTGCAACTTGTTAGGCATCCTGAAGCAAATGATGTAATTGATATTATTCACTTTACTGCGCCTGTAAGTACACCTAAGTTTGCATACAGACAGTTCAAAGATATGTTAAACAGAACGCACTTTAAACGTCTTGAAAAATCTGCTGCTAAATTAGCACAGCCATTAAATTATTATGATTTAAGAATTGAACTTGATAATGCAAGCGAATTGTCAGTACCAAACAAAGGACAAAACTTACCAGGCGTAATCTTTATCGAAGGCGAACGTATTGAATACTTTGTAAAAGAAGAAAATACGCTACGTCAACTACGCAGAGGTACATTAGGCACTGGTGTTAAAGATACACATGCAACAGATACAAAAGTGTTTGATCAAAACATAAGTAAAACTGTTCCGTATAAAGACAGAACACTAGTGTATAACACTACCGCAGACGGCCTTACAGCAACGTTTGAGATTGGCTATCCAGTAGCATCGATTAATGAGATTGAAGTGTTTGTAGGCGGTGTGCGCTTGCGTAAAACACCACTAGATGTATTTGATCCTACAGTAGCATTAGATAGTTCAGAAGGCGATACTACAGTTGCAGCAGACTTTACATTTGACGCAGATACAAATGAAATTACATTACTTGATGCTCCTGCAAAAGATACACGAGTAACAGTTGTTAAGAAAGTTGGCCAAAGTTGGACTAATGAAGGTACAACACTAGGAGATACAGAAAATGGAATCGCAAGATTCTTACGTGCAGCTACATCTGAGCTACCTGAATAAATACAGTATAGGAAAAATTAAATGAGCGATAACATGCAAGACACAAACGGGGTACTGATTCAAGGACATATTAAGATATTTGATCCTGAATCACAAAAGGTATATATTGACAAGCGCAATGCAATTCACTATGAAAATATGAGTATTGCTTTAGCAGAAAGTTTATCAAATGCCGGTCAAGGCTTTATATACGAAATGAGTTTTGGTAACGGCGGAACTAGTGTTGATCCTACTGGAATCATTACGTACTTAACACCAAATAGCACAGGAACAAATGCAAGTCTGTACAACCAAACCTATACTAAAGTTGTTGATGACAGAAGTGTAAACAATACTGATCCAGTAAGAAACAAGTTAGAAACACGTCATGTAAGTGGTACTAACTATACTGATATTGTAGTAAGTTGCTTGTTAGATTATGGTGAGCCAAACGGACAGGATGCATTTGACACTGCTAGCTCAACAGACAATGCATATGTTTTTGATGAATTAGGATTACGTAGTTATAGCACAAGCGGCACAGGTAAATTAATTACGCATGTTATCTTCCACCCAGTACAAAAGTCGCTCAACCGTTTGATTCAAATCGACTACACAGTGCGTGTACAAAGTTTAGCAGGATAAGGAGTAAAATATGCCATATACAATAAGCTACACTGACACTGTTAATAAAGGTACGATTACAGTTGCTGACAATACACTTAACAATGAAACAAGTTTAAACTTTCCAGGACGTGGTACAACAGCATACGGACAAGCAGTAAATGAAAACTTTTTACACTTACTTGAAAACTTTGCAAACACAACTGCTCCTGGTCGCCCAGTTGAAGGACAACTTTGGTATGATTCTACACAAGGAGTAGATCAACTTAAAGTTTATGACGGAACTAATTGGGTAGCAAGTGGCGGACTTAAAAAAGCTAGTGCTGCACCAGCAGTAGCAAACTCGAGCGCAGGCGACTTATGGGTTAATACAGAAAGCCAACAGTTGTATTTATTCACAGGGAGTACATGGGTATTAGTAGGGCCTGACTTTAGCGACGGACTTTTAACTGGAGCTCAAGCAGATGCGCTTGTAGGAACAGACGATGTAACTTATAATGTACTTACAATTAAAGTTGAGGATCAGCCAGTAATTATTATCAGTAGCCAAAGTTTTGTTCCAAAAACATCAATTAAAGGATTTAGAAAAGGCATTAATCCTGGTATGAATATTGCCGACGAAGCAATTGTCGGCACACAGGCATTAAAGTATTTTGGAACTGCTGAAAAAGCAGAAGCATTAGTTGTTGGTAATGTAACTATTCCGGCTAGTAATTTCTTAAGAGGAAATGCAGCTAGTTCAACAGACTTTCAACTAAGCATTAAAAGTAATGACGGCGTCAAAATTGGTACCGGAGGACAGCTAAGTTTAGGAATTGACGGCGAAACTGGAGTTATACAACACAATACTAGCGGTTCAAGTATTGATTTTAGGATGCGCAACGGAAACTTAACACCTACTATTATAAGTATTAATAGTGACGGTAATGTTGGATTTAATAATGCAGCACCTGAAGAAACAGTTGATGTAAAAGGCAATATTAAAATCTCTCCAAAAACAGGCGAAGCTGAAACCGGAGTACTAAACATTACTAGTACTATTAATTCAAATTCTATCGGAACTGGTAGTATTACTACAACTGGCGGCATAGGCATTGCACTCAACGCATACATCGGCGGCGATTTAGATGTAGGCGGTGTACTAAACACAGGTAATATTGCCCCCGACAGCAATAGTTCGAGGACTATTGGCACTGCAATTAACAAATACGACCAAATACATGCTACAACATTCTTTGGTAATATACAAGGCAATGTAAGTGGTACTGTTAGTGGCAGAGCCGGCAGTGCAGATAGACTAGCAAGTTCTACTACGTTTGCGTTAAGCGGAGATGTTGAACCAAATAGTTTTGAGTTTGATGGACAAACAGGCGGAAGCACAAAAACATTTGCAGTAAATATTGCCAACAGTTTTATTAGTAACAAATCTGTAACATATGATGCAGGTAATGCAGATGAATTACTGCTAAATGTAACTTCTGGCACAACTGGAGTTTATAGAATTACAAAGCGTAACTTCTTAAAAACAATTCCGCTTGTACCAGCAGGTGCAATGATGCCATTCGGCGGAGAAGAAGCGCCTGCAGGCTGGTTACTATGTGACGGCAGCGAAGTTAATAAGTCCGATTATAATGAACTTTGGATAGCAATACAACATAACTTTAAAGATCCTTCATTGGTGTCAGACAACGGTGTAAATAAATTTACATTACCAGACTTTAGAGGAAGATTTGCATTAGGTCTCGACAATATGGGCGGACCAAGTGCAAACAGAGTAACTGATATTGCTGCTGATGCAATTGGCGGAAACGCCGGAACAGAAACAAAGTCAATATCAACTGATAACTTACCAGAACATGAGCATGACTTAGAGGGCGCAAGCGGTACTCAATTCTACGGAGTTAGAGTCGGAGCAGGCGAGCCAGTTGACGATAATGCCATTGCATTGCCAATCGAGCCAGGTCTAGGCGGCACACAAGGTATTGCTTCGAGTGGCGGCATTAAAACAGATGCTTCACTTGGAACACCAATCGACGTTATGAATCCATTCTTAGCAGTTAACTATATCATCTATACCGGAGAATAAAATGAGCTATCAATTAAACAAGACAGACGGCACACTGCTAACAGACTTAATTGACGGGCAGATTGACACAACTAGTACTAACCTTGTGCTAGTAGGAAGAAACTATACAGGATACGGAGAATTTTTTAACGAAAACTTTATTAAATTATTAGAAAATTTTAGTAATACTGCTGCTCCGAGTAATCCTTTAACAGGGCAAACTTGGTGGGATAGTGCAGACCAACGTTTAAAAGTATACAATGGTGCAGTTTGGAAATCAAGCGGCGGCCCGATAGTACAAAATACTCGTCCGCAAATGGTTGCAGGCGATTTGTGGATAGACAACTTAAACAATCAAGTATACGCATTTGATGGCACTGATTTAATGCTAATGGGTCCGCAATACACAGAATCACAAGGCAAGAGTGGATTTGAAATCGGCAGTATATTAGACTCTCAAAGTAGATCACGTACAGTTGTCTACTTATATGTAGGCGGCACGCTTTCGGCAGTGATTAGTAATATTGAATTCACGCCGCAATATGCACAGAGAATTTTAGGTCTTGTTACAGTATCCAATCCTAACGGTATTATTCGTGTAGGATACAACATAATTGATACTGCTAACTTTAAATATAGGGGCATTGCAGATTCAGCAAACGCACTTGTTACAGCAGGCGGCGTAGTTAGAACAGCTGACAGTTTCCTTCCATCAACAGCAAACGGTATTACAACTGGTACATTAACAATTCAAAACTCAGGTGGTTTAACAATTGGTCTATCACAAAATAACGTACAAAAAGTTGTTGGTCCTAGATTTTATATTGAAAACCAACTTACTGATCACGATTTAAGTTTGCGTGTTAAATCGTCATCTTTTGGTAGTATTACAGTTGATGCAATTTATGTAGATGCAAGTACTGCACGAGTTGGTATATTTACAACTAATAGATTGCCAGAATATACACTAGATGTTGAAGGCGATCTAAGAGTAACTGGTGATTTAATTGTTGAAGGCGACAGAGTTGCATTAGATGTACAAACTCTAAGAGTTGAAGATAAAATTATCGAAATTGGTGTACTAAATGATAGTACAGAACTTACTGATGCACAAGCAGACAGTTCAGGTATACAAGTTAATAGTAGCGCAGGTAGTAAAGACATACTTTGGAAAATTGCTACAAATGCATTCACTTCAAACGTAAACTTTGACTTATTAAATAATACTTCGAGTTACAAAATCGGCGGCATAGATAAACTTACAAACAACAGCTTAGTGAATGTTACTAAGGCACTTGATCTAGACCGTATTGGTACACTAACACAATTACAAGTTGATGAAATTGCAATTGACGGCAAAACAATTAGCTCTACAAATGATATAGCTATTGCGTCAACAAATGGTATTGCTATAACTGGCGGCGCCGACATTAACATTACTGACAGTCAAAAGATTACTGGTGTGGGTAAAGCAATTAGTGCAAGAGAAGCAGCACGGTTGAGTGTAACAGAATCTACAGCAGGCACGGTTACAACAAAAGAGTATGTAGACCAAGAAATTGCTACAGATCCAGTAGTGTTTAGTATGGACATTACAGGATTAGGTACTAGCACAGCATTGCAAAATGCAGTCGCTACATATTTGGATGATTTATATCCTGCTGCAACATTAAATGCTAACAAAGTAGCACGTATACACACAACGTCATATGAAGGAGCAACAGTTGAAGGTGTAGATGTCGAAAGTGCTAAGAATGTAAGTTATATATCAGTTGACTCAAACGGAACACAGAACGAATCAGTAGTGCAAGATGTAGTGTTTAATGCAGGAGGAGCAAGCGGTAATGTTATTCTTACTCCGGCAAGAACAATGATGACATATAAATCAAACGGAACAGCATGGATTTACCAGTCAACAACTGTGTATCCGTAAAAACGATAAATAATATAATAGCACTAGGGGTTACATAAATGGCATATGCAATAGACAGATACAATAACACACTGTTAACAACAGTGGAAGATGGGACAGTTGATCAAACAACTGATCTTAAATTTATTGGTAAAAATTACGCTGGATACGGCGAAATACAAAACGAAAACTTTTTGTTTTTGTTAGAAAACTTTAGCGGAGCAAATCAACCAAGCAGACCAATCAGTGGTCAAGTTTGGTTTGACAGCGGCACAAGCAAACTAAAATTTTATGACGGAACACAATGGCGTACAACAGGCGGCTCAGAAATAGGTGCAGCTGAACCAACAGGATTAGCTACTGGAGATTTTTGGTGGGATAGCGGCAACGATCAACTTTATGTATATAATGGAACAAGTTTTGTACTTATAGGACCACAGAATGCAGGCGAAGGTGTAACCCAAATGCAAAGTCTTGAAGTTCTTGATACTACAAGTGCTACTAGAGGAATAATTGCTGCTGTTATTGAAGACGAAACAATTTTTGTTGTAAGTCCGACACAATTCGATTTAAACGCAAGTCAAACAGCGTTAATT